GCAGTCCATTTAAAAGTTCTTTGATCTTCATCGAGTTTAATAATGTTAAATTCTGTAGCTTTAATAGCAAAATTCCTTAACATCACGTTATCATCATTAACTAGTTCTAAGAACAAATAAGGTTCTCTTCTAGCAAACAATAATATATCTCTTTTTATTTCAGCTGAACTCATCTTAGATACTTCAGATCCTTGTTCAACTCTTAATACTGCTTCAGCATGAACAACGTCCATTTCTAAAGCCATATTTAAAGCTTTAATTTCTGTCTCAATATCTACAACTTCTTCTTTAGCTTCTGCCACTGGATCGTGTTCTGCATAAGTTTTGTTAAGAAGTGGATGATACAAAGAAAGTAATTTTTGTAAAGCTTGATTTTCTTTTGGTACATTTAAAACTCCGTCTTCAAATATACACATCGCAACTGTAACTGGTCCTGTTTGTTCGTCTACAAAACAAGACTTTTGATTTGTTGCATATCTTAATTCTCTTTGATAACCTTTGTCAGGATCAAACCACATTAGTGGACTAACCTCACTATGTTTAACCGACATCGTAAATGTTAGTGGTGACATGTTATTTAATAGAAAATAAGTTCTATCTTTAAATTCCCATTTTTTTTCAACGGGTTCTGTTTTGGTTGTTGCCATAATATAATAAAATTTAATAAGTTTAGTTTGAAAGTAAAATTACCCCCGAAGATACATCGAGGGTAAGATTACATTTTTTGTATTATACTGTGAATAATACGAAGTTGTTAGCCGCTTGAGTGATCAAACATCTTTCTGACAAGAAGTGAACATTCATTTCATCTACGTCAGAAGTATAAGCTCCACCAACAGATCCAGTGATCCATGATTTCATTCTACGATCATCAGCTTCAGAAGCTCTATATCTAACGTGTAAGAATGGACGTTTGATATTTTTACCTAAAGATTGGTCATATACTGAAGATGTACCAGCTGGAGTCAAAACTCCCATAATGTCGTTGGTCAATCCACGAGTAGAAGCATTGTTTAGGTATTTCCAGTCAGTTTTGTAAAAGTCGTAAGAACCTCTTCTAAATCCGTTGAAACCTAAGTTCAAAGCCATTTCTTCACTATTTTCGAATACTCCATAAGAAGTACCACCAACAGTGTTAACAGTAACGCTAGCAAGCATGTTATCAAAGTTTAACGACATGTCTCTGTTTAAAAACAACATGTTTTCTTCGATAGCTCCTTGTTTATCTAGGTTTTTAAGGATAGCGTCAAACTCAGTCAGTGCTAAAGAACCTGCACCAGTACCTTGACCTGTAAATCCTTGAAATACATTACCTCTAGAAGTGATAGCAGCGAATAAACCTTCAGTACCTTTAACACTAGAGTTAACTAACGCATCAGAACCAGTAGCAGCAAGTTCACCTTCTACTAAAGCCATTTCTAAGTAATCTTCGAAACGTAAACGAGTTTCGTGCTCTGATTTTAAGTACCATAAGTATCCTGAAGCACCATTCTCAGTAGTAACTTCAACCCATCCAATTTGTGCTGTATCAGAACCTTTTACAGAATATTTATCTTTTAAGATAATTGGAGAGTTAGAGTATTGTTTGAAACCTGCTTCAACAGACTCAGCCATACCAGCAGTACCTTTAGCAAACTCAGAACCATAAACGAATACGCTTAAGTTAGGATTAGTAACTGCGGCAACGAAAGATGCTGGCCACTGAGCAGCTGTGTAAGGTTGAGCTGTAACTTCTGTATTACCAGCGTTAACTGCACTTACATAAGCTTTAACAGTAACAGCGCCTGTAGACACAATAATTGTTTGACCAACTCTAATAGCATGAACACCATCAGTTGTGTTAGTAAACGTTAATACGTTATCAGTAGCTGTGTTAACAGTTTTCACTCTAACATTTTTATATGCTAAGTGTAAACGTCCTTGTTCTGACCAAATAATTTGATCTGATGTAGATGGTAATTCTGCTCCAACCATTCTTAAGAATGAAGAAACTGAACGATTACCATATCTTTCTACCTCTTGTTCGTAAACATCAGGTAAGAATTGTTTTGCGAAAGTACCACCACCTGAAACTGAGTCAAATGTTAAATAGTTACCTGCAAATAATGATTTTGTAGGAGCTGGAGCAAGTGAGTAACCACCTTGTAATCCCAACGTTCCTGAAAACGATCCTGCCATTTTTTAATTTTTTAATTGTTTTTATTTTTTTCCAAATCTAATTCTTAACTTAGAGTCGTCATTAGCATCTAAAGCTTTAACTTGGAAACCGTCAGGATTGCTTGGTTTTTCTTGATGCGTTTGTCTAGGATCCATGTCTATGTTTTTTGATCTCATAGTAGATTCTTTAATTGCATCTGCTCTACCTTGATCGTAAAAATGTTGTGCTATTGCATCTCCATTCTTAGCTTGATAAAGCGCCTTATGCCAACCAGCAGGGTCTTTTAGTTTTCCTTTATCATCCACGAATTCCTTAATTAAATTAGAAACATCGCTTTGATAATTCATTACAGCTTCTGGGTTCTTCACTGAGTAGCGGAACTTTTTATCACCAATACTAAAATCAAAACCTTTGAAATCAGTAAACAGTTTTTTAGTTTCACTAACGAAATACTCAGAAAGCTCTTTTTGTCTTGCTTGTGTTAATTCTTGTTCTTCGTTATATTTATTGTAAAACTCAATAGCTTCTCTTTCATCTTCAGACAACTTAGAAGACAACTTGACTTCCTTGTAGTATTCGTCCTTTAATCCAGATAAGAACTTTTGAGCATTAGCAATTTCTTCTTTAAGTGCCATTTTTCTTTTACGCACGGTCTTTTCATCATCGTACTCTTCGTCATAAGAAAATTGGTCTTCAATTAAAAAGTCTATTTCATCCTCGTCGAGGTTCGGTCTAGTCTTTTTATAGTATTGTTTTAATAAAGTCTCATTGTCAACGTTTGAATAGTCAGCATTTAATCTAACATAGTCTTCCAACGTTCCACCCGTATCTTCCATGAATCTAACAACTTCTTTCAGATTTTCTGGAACTACGACTTCATCAATTTGTTTTTGAGTTACAGGTTGTTCGAAAACTGTTTGCGGTTGTTCGCCTATAACTACTACTTCTTCCTCCTCTTCTTGTTGATCACTTGCTATTTCTTCAACTAAAGGTGGTAATTCTTGTACCTGTTGTATTTCTTGAACTTGTTGTGGTTCTTCTTCTACAACCTCCTCTTTGTTTGTAAAATCTCTAAGATCTACTTTTACAGTATCTGATTTTTCTCTAACTACCTCTGGAGCTGCTTTACCTTCAGAGACTGCTTGTTCTAATACTGCTTCTTCCCTTTGTGCTAGTGATAGATTTCCACTATCATCTTGCACTAAATTAACTTTAATTTCTGACATAATATAATATAATTGTTTATTGAATAATTATTAACTTGGACTGAACTGTGAAGTAGGTATTCCTCCCATCACATCATTTCCAGCAGATTCAAACTCTTTAGGGTTTGAACCTATAGCACTTAAGAAATCGTCATCGTCTTTAAAATCGATTGGACCAGTATCGTTCTTTCTTTGATCTATCATCGCAGATTGTTGATTAGCTTGTAACTTAGTTCTATCGTCCTTTCTATCTTCTTTGAATTGCTCTTTCTTGTCAATCACCTGCAATTCCATTTCCTTAAGTTGTTTGTTTAACTCGAACTCATATTGCATAAGTTCTTTTTTAATATCTCTTTCAGTAAATAGTTTCTTAATATCAAACTCTACTTGAGCTTGTGCTAACTGAACTTTAGACTCAGCGATACCTTGTTGTTTATGTATTTCAGATTCAGCTGCAGATTGACCCATTTGTATGTTAGATTGCGTTTGCATCTCTACATCCTTTTGTTTCATCTGTTGATCTAAATTTTGTTTTTTCTTTCTTCTAACTTTAAGAAGTTGATTAGCATGCTTAATATTCTTTATCTCTCTAACATCAATAGCGTCTTCTAAAAAGATTTGACCTGATTGCAAAGACATTTGAATATTATTCTCTAACATTTGTTTTTCTTCAATATCTGGAGCTAACTGTAAGAATATACCAAAATCATGTAAGTGAATATCATTCATGTCTTTTAACACTTCTACATTGTAGATACCTAATGAAGATATAAATGAATCTCTTGTTGGTGAATACTCTAAAACATCTGATATTCTAACAGCAACTGATTCCGCTGTTTTCAACGTTAAGTATAAACTTGATTCTAGTATGTGTCTTGTAGCTGTATTAGAATTAGCTGCTGCTAATTTTTGTAATCCAACCAACGCATCTTTACTTGGCGTACTACCATCTCTAGCTTCATTTAATCCGGTAACATCTCTAATCATTTGTAAGTAATAATTGTAAGTGTTAATTAAACTAGTTAATTTATCACTACCACTATTACTTCTTAATTCTTGAATAGGCATTTTACCGTGATTCAAATCACCGTCCTGAGTCATAGATCTACCTACTACAGATCCAGTTTGGAAATACATGTTCAATGCTTCTGCTGGATTATAATTTGTTCCG